AATGGCTGGGACGAGAGCTTTCTCCTTTTTGCCCTGCGTCCTCGCTTCTCGTCATCCCCCGGCTTTTGCCGGGGGTTTCTGTTTTCAGTTATTTCAAAGCAAGCACGATCTGAATAAACGTATAGCGGTTCATAAGAACCATTCCTTGAAGCAATGAGCCACAAAGAGGACCGCGAGTGCGGAGCCACAAAGAGCCAGCACCCATCGGCTCAAGCGAACAACCCACGGCAGTTCTGAATCCTTCTTCATAATCAGCCACCTCAAAACCGGTGCTAATACCGCTATAATTTCAGTCACGGGAACATTCCTTAATTTGTTCGTTTCCGTCCTCCCCGGAAGAGTTGCCGCTCTTGCCGGGGTTTCTGTTTTCGGTTATTTCAAAGCAAGCACGATTTGAACAATCGTATAGACAAGCCCTGTAGCACCAGCAAACGCAAGAGCTGAATACTTAACCCCAGTGGCTACGCCTCTGAAAAATGCCTCTTTAAGTTCCATATCTCTCATACGCTGCCCCAAATTTTCATTGCGCTTGATATAATTTTTCATGTAGATGTGGTCCATCTATGTGTAACGTTTCTTAAGTCTCTGTTATGATTCGTTCCATCCCCGGAAGAGTTCCTGCTCTTGCCGGGGATTTTTACAGAGATCGGATAAAACCGATGACGCCCAGCACACCCCCAATAACGGCGCAGGCGACCAGCACGAGTTCTTTCCAGAAGTGAAAACGCTCCTTTTTGTATTAGCTGATAGCCGCTTGCTGAGCCTGTTTCAACTTCTGTTCATCCATAAAAGCCTCTGGCTTATCTATTCTTTCTTTGGTATCATCTCTCACGTACAGACCTCATATGTACACATTGCTCAGTCCCCGAAAGAGCTGCAACTCTTCCGGGGATTTCTTTTAACTGAGAAAGAGCTCCTTCTCTGCCTCTCGCCTCCTCACCAACCCCGGAAGCTCCCTCCCTCCCGCTCGCGCCCAACGCTTGAATTCATACCCCGCATTAATTACCTTGCCGGCATTGAAAAGTTTGAGGAGAGTAGATCTGCAGAGTGCCCCAGCGCCACAGTTGTATGCAAAATCCAACAAAGCGATGAACTGCCCTTGCGTTACAGCGACCCTGACAGATCGTGACAGCACATCACGAAGACGGTAAAGCTCAGACTCCAGAAGCTCGTCTGCCTCCTCTTGAGTAATCTTTATGTTCCTGATGACAGGGTTCCCAGATGCCAGGCGTGTAGAGCCATAACCCACAGTCCATACTCCCGCAGGATCCCGGTAGGAAGTCAGCCGGCACTCCTCGTTCGACTTAATGAAGGGGACCGCAATTGCCGGGTCCCACACCGAAAATTCTTTCTTTTCAGCCATGATCTCTCCTTATTTTGTCAGCCAAAGGACAAGATTCGGCCCGCACACGCCTTTCAATTTCCTGCTCTTTCTGCATATCCATAAGCACACCAACCTCTTGCTTTAGTTTTTGAATTTCAGCTATACTGGCGTTGTGCATAAGTTCCTGTGTGTAAAGTGGAATAAAAAAGCCCTCGGGAGTTCGCTTCTCCCGAGGGTTTTCGTTTGATGGGGAGGATCCCCTATCCTTCTATTTGTCTCTGTGCTGCCGGTGAATCTCTCCCCCGCTCACCACATCTGACGCCATCGCCTCTGACCGCTCTTCCATCGCCATCAACATCTTGCGGATCGGCGCCGGGATAATTGACCCATACCCCATGCGCTCAATGTTTTCCAAGATACTGCCAAAGTCGTTCAGGCAGAAAGCAAAGACCGCCGCATCCCTGACACTGACGAAAGGTATAACCGAAGTGATATCCAGCCCATGGCAAAGTGCCACGAGGCTCAGCATGACGATCTTTTTGGTGATGCCAAGGAACCCCGTACGGGAATTCCACTGCCCGGTCTTCATCGCGGCATAAGTACCGCTCAAATAGTCGACTACGATAAAAACAAACAGCCATTCAATCGCGTCATCGACCGGGCCAAAAAGAAAGGAGCACAAGGCTCCCAGAATCCCGCCAACCGCCAGAAAAACGCGGGATGAAAAATCAGGAATCAGATCCACCATAAGCGCAATAGTCTCTGCTTATTGTCTTGGCACGCTGTAACTTATAAGTTACGCTGCCCAGCCATGATAATTAAGGGGTTGCCATGATAAATACGGAAGGCCTTAAAAATTTTGACCCTGCTGAATAGATGACAATCTGTCCGGGGAGACCGGCGTAAGCGCCGGTCTCCTCCTCCGTTCCCTTCATCTGCGCTCTGCGCTGTGATTTCTTTGCGGACATGATCAATTAAGCCAACTAAAAACCGAGGCTGGCCATAATGGCCATTGCTTCCTTTCTTGAGGCCGCAAGGATAACCATCGGCTCTCCTCCAGATACGTCTGCAGAAACAGGGGTACCTTTTTGCAGGGTAATAGGAGTTTCCTGAATCTGACCGCCACCAATTACGAACAACTTCAGCCCGTTGATTACATTAAATGCATTATCTGTAACGTTGCACAGCAGCGAGGTAGTTCCTTCGAGTACAGCCGTACCGGCTTCTTCGCCTCCGGAGAGTGACGGAGAGACTACCCGCAGCACATGGTCGCTTGCATTCCTCGAATACAGAACCGCATAGCTTTCAGGCATAAAGCTACTTATCAGCCGAGCGTCTTCCGCCTCAATGGTGAGGTCTTTATCAATATCCAGGGTCGCTGTTGTTGAGCCGATATTCTCTCCATTCACGATGAGATTCCCACAGACATACTTGCTGTTGTCGGTGGCGGAAACGGCTACCTCAAATTGAATAGGGGTGCCGTGCGACAAATGCCAATCGAAATCAACATATCCATCCCTAGCTGTATCATTAGAACGTATGGAGCTGTTTATGTCCGACCTAATTTTGGGGGTCGCCCGGATCACCTGGTTTTCCGTCGGTTTGATCCTGACCTTTGGATACATGGCGGCACTCCCGCCCCCCACCTGGATCGCCGAGATCGCTGCCGCCATGCCTGAGGGCTTATAGATCGCCGTGCTTCCGTTCTTCGCTCGGATAGCGTTCGCAATCGCTGTGTAATACTTCGGATCTGTCAGAACTTTCGTCATGGTTTAATACCCCACAGAGTCGCCGTCAGTGATCGCGGAAATCGCTGTAGTAATCGCCGCGTCCGCTTCAGACTTGGTGTAGTAGTTAGAGAGGTCCACCGACGCGCCAGAGCCCGCGGCGGCTACTTTGCTATCAACCTCAGACTTGGTGTAGGCGTCCGTTATGCCGTAGCCCGCGAGCGTTGTTGCTTTCTTCGCGTACTCCGCAAGTGCTGAAGAGAGAGCATAGTTATCGAGCTCCGCCTCAATCGTTGACTTGCACGCAGTAAGCGCTTCTTTGACCTTTGCTTTGAGGTCTGTAAAAGTTACCGTCATAGTTACACTCCTTTGATGAATTCATCGCATGCCTCGTAAATCGAGGTCATGAATGAGTTGAAAACTTCGACTGTGGTATAGGATTCGGGGGTTATTGATGCGGCTTTCTCTGCACTCGCCTTGGCCTGCGTTGCGAAGCCTTCCGCCGCTGATGCCCTTGCTTTGAAATCAGCAAAAACATCCGCAAGCTGATGAAGATTCTCCGCGCTTGGCTCTAACCCGTTTTGCTCGATAAGAGTAGTGAATTCAACCATCAGCATGTAGTAAAACCATGCCCCGGGCGTTGTCGGCGGCTTCCCCGTTACAGGATCCCCATTGGATGGATAGCCAACAGACGGATTACTGGATCGCTTCGGCGGCGTATCAGAAGCATCCGCTAAGAATTCAAATTTCATGGTGCCACCTAAAAGAAAATACCTTTATCGGGAAACGGTTCTTCTCGATAACAAAAACCCCGCCACCAGATTGAACTGTCTGAACGGGGTTTGCCTGTTTTATGAAGGTTTAAATATGAATGCAGGGGAGCAGAACCAAAGCCGGAGGCTGTACCGTTCCGGATCGCCCATAAATCGGGTTACTGCGACTGGCATCAAAGTGAACGGCTGCGGTCATGTCCCCTATCCAATTTGATGCGTCTCCGGCAGCTCTCGCGTTCTTCGTTTCCTGCCAAAAAGCTCCGTCCGTGCTGACCGGCTCACAATACATCTGCTGCCGACCATCACCTCCGTACTGCGTCACGTTACCTGCAATATTCGGAAGACCAGGCTGAAGATAAGCGCCAACGTTTGAAGTCCCACCCCAAACTGTACGATCTATCAAATAAGGGACATTGAAAGTTGTAGAGCCATTCCCCGCCCCATACTGCGTCCCAATCATCGCAAATAGATTCGGATACCCCGTCCGGCTCACGGCTCTCCCATCACAGATCAGCCAGTTCCCATTGGGGGGAGTGGATTTCG